CATCTCATCAGCCTGGTATGATAAAGTGTTCAAAGCTCTCTGTGGATGAATAAAAGGTAAATCCATAATAAGAGCGCCACTTTGTTCCCAAAAATACAGAGCATGTTCTCTACCTGATCGTGTGTAAATTGTATCTGCATTTGTATCTGCGCCCATTTTATAGGGATAATCATCGATCATAATACATCCATAATCAAACTTACTTGCTGATGAACGCACAGAAATACGAATTCCTGCACGATAGTACATAAAATAACCTATCATAGCTTGAATGAAAGGAAATTGGAACAAAGCATAAGGAAAATTCAAAACTCCAATTTGATAACCTAATGCTTGTCCAGAAGTCACAGTATAATTAGCGACATTATATTCTCTCGTAAAATTACGATCTAAAATATAACGTTCCATATTGAACGTACCATGAATTGTCTGCATGATAGACATACTAGAAGCTGAATAAGCCACTGGATTTACGTCTACAAATTCTCCAATACGTTCCTCTTGAGAGCCATCAGTCTCATTTGGACCACGATTGGTCAAATCCTCATTCCGGGTTTCTGAAACATTGTTTTCAGGAAAAATACCTACAATAGATTTAGTGTGTCTCCACGATTGACATTCGAAGTTTCCTTCACCGTTAAGGTAGTCTTGAGCGTCAATAAAGCTGGACTGTTGAGATTGAATTTTAAACTTAAAATTCACGTGCATGCCTGGCACGTACTTTGCCTTGTAATAATACGAGTAAGTATGAGTCTGTCTACACACAACATCATACAATTCTGGAGTTCGTTCCTTAACTGCTTCTAAACACTCATCACGCAATTCTTCAAATCTTTGCTCAGATAAGTGTGATGCTTCAATCATGAATGACTGAAGTGTGGAAACTATGGCGATACTCTCCTCTGTCTTAGCATACCAATAAGTACTCTCAATAATAACATTTTCATTAAGAGGTGCCATAACAACACTGCTCCTCAAAGCAAACAAGCGTCCTAAATAGACAATTGTTTCCATAGTATCTTCTTGATACACTTCTTTTTTAGATGAGTGAGTATATATCATACCAAAATGTTGCCAAATAGCACTAGCAATCATAGCACAAG